CAAGTGGGCGCAGCACGTGATATCCAGAAACCCAGAAGAAAAGAAAAAGACCAAAGAAAGCGCAGTGTACGAAACTGTCCAGACCGTCAAAGTCATGCTGGAGACCGCTACCACACGTGATGATGTGCGCCGTATCAAAGACTACATCGATCGCCAATACTCACGTCACGGACTGACCGACTCTGTGTCATTTGCTCAACGAAACCACTTGGTTGAACGAGTGATCGAGATCACTGCCAAACGCCTGCTCCGGACATAAAGAACACACCTTAGGACCGGTACTCTGTTACCGAAAGTGTGGGGCGGCTGCTGCCCGGGAATGAACGATTCGCTACCTAGTAATTCCCAAAGTGAGCACATTTGTGATGACTTTGCTGGCTGCATCAATTATACTTGCGTTTTATAGGAGACATTATGTCAGATAAATCTTTCAATGGCGATCAAAAGATCAAACTCACACAAATCATCAACGAAGGCATGCAGGTCATGCACGAGATTGATACCTTGCAAGGCGGACTCAACGATACCATCAAGGCAGTGGCTGAAGAATTGGAAATCAAACCTGCTGTGCTGAAAAAAGCTATCAAGATTGCACACAAGGCCGAGTTTGGCCGAGCCAAACAGGACCACGAGTTGCTGGAAACTATTTTGGAAACCGTGGGTAAGACACTATAGATGCAACCAATGCGCTTCACCCGGAATAAATTTCCAATAAAACAACTGCAAGGCAAATATTGTATCACTCCTTTTATTCTAGTCAGTATTAATGAATCGGGAGATGTATATTTGTGCGGTTGCACTTGGTGGATGTCGCAATCAGTTGGCAATATCTTTCGATCGACTTTGGATGAAATATTGTCATCACAAACGGCTAGAGATATAAGACAATCTATAATCGATGGTTCTTATGTTTATTGTAATGAAAAAGTTTGTGGTGTTATGGCAAATAATGGACTCAACTCCATTGACACATTGCCACCAAACGTGTCCGTATTAGTCAACGACTCGAGCAAATACAATTTGCCATATCACATACATTTAGTATTAGATCAAACATGTAATTTAAGTTGCCCTAGTTGTAGAACTCGAGTAATCAAAATTACAAATAAACAAAAACAGAGGGATCTTGGAAGAACAATATTGAAAAATTTGTTTTCAACCCCCACTGATCAAAAAATGGTAATTGAGATCAGCGCCGGCGGCGAATTGTTTTCAAGCGAAATGTTGATGGAGATGCTGTTAGGGGTTGACATCAACCAATTTCCAAATTTGGAAATACACATCGGCACCAATGCCACATTGGTTGCTAAAAGATGGAAACGTATTCAGTTGATTGAAAAATTTGTTAAAAAAATCACAGTGAGCATTGACGCAGGGTCTGCCCCAGTATACGAACTCGTTCGTAGGGGCGGAAAATGGAAAGATCTTTGTAACGGAATGGAATTCTTAAAAAATAAAAAACAAGAATTAAATTTTCAATTAAATGGCCGTCTCATATTTCAAAAAGAAAACTACCAGGATTCAACGAAGTTTTATGATCTTTGTCAACAGTGGAATTGTGATTTGGCAGAATACAGCAGAGTTTATAATTGGAACACATGGAACATTAAAGAATTTTTACAACAAGATGTTTATGACAGTAATCACCCTGAATATTCACAAGCAGTTGAGATTGTGCAACACTTAAAAACATTGCCAAACACTTGGTTCAATGGATTTTAAATTTTTATATTGCATTTCAAATTGCATAAGTAGTAATGAGTCGCTCACGATACGAGCATGAATCACGGCCCACCGGCCATAAACGGAGAACAATGAGTTATATCGATGCGTTATTTGATCGTGAGCACGATCGCATACATGTGGTTGAACGTCGCAATGGCGTGAGGCAGTTTAAGGAATATCCTGCCAACTATATTTTCTACTACGACGATCCGCGTGGCAAGTTCCAATCAATCTATGGCACACCTGTGGCCAGATTCAGTACCAGGAACAACAAAGAATTCCGCAAAGAAGTACGCATACAATCTGGCAAGCAACTGTACGAAAGCGATATCAATCCTATCTTTAGATGTCTTGAAGAGAACTACAAAGATCAAGATGCGCCGGAACTGCACACAGCATTTTTCGACATTGAAGTTGCATTCGATAAAGAACGAGGATTCTCTCCTGTAGAAGATCCCTTCAATCCTATCACTGCTATATCTGTGTATCTAGATTGGTTGGATCAGATTGTCACACTTGCGATTCCTCCCAAAGGTCTCAGCTGGGAAACTGCGCAAGAACTGGTTGCTGACTTTGACAACACCATATTGTTCGACAACGAAGGTGACATGATCAAAACATTCTTGGATGTGATTGAGGATGCAGATGTTCTCACCGGATGGAACTCAGAAGGCTATGATATACCTTACACCATCAATCGTTGTACCCGTGTGCTCAGCAAAGATGACACACGCAAATTCTGTTTGTGGGGGCAATTTCCCAAGCCCAGAATGTTTGAACGCTTTGGTGCAGAAAATCAAACTTATGACTTGATCGGCCGTGTGCATATGGACTATATGCAACTGTATCGCAAGTACACATACGAAGAAAGACACAGCTACAGCTTGGATGCCATTGGTGAATACGAGCTAGGCGAACGCAAGACCCAGTTTGAAGGCACACTGGATCAACTGTACAATCAACACTTCAAGAAGTTCATCGAATACAATCGTCAAGACACTTTGCTGGTTAACAAACTTGACAAGAAATTGCGTTTCTTGGAACTGGCCAGCGAATTAGCACATGCCAACACCGTGTTGCTGCAAACCACAATGGGCGCAGTGGCAGTGACTGAACAGGCCATCATCAATGAAGCACACGAACGTGGCATGGTGGTACCCAATCGCAAGCATCGGCTCACAGATGAAGACACCCAGGCAGCTGGCGCTTATGTGGCATATCCCAAGAAGGGCATACATGAGTGGGTGGCATCAGTAGACATCAACAGTCTGTATCCCAGCGCGATCCGTGCCATGAACATGGGGCCAGAAACGGTGGTCGGTCAATTGAAACAGCACATGACCGATCGACTGATCAAGGAACGCATGGCCAAGGGCGACAGTTTTGCTGCTGCCTGGGAAGGTTTGTTCGCCAGCTTGGAATACACAGCCGTGATGGAACAGCAGCCCGGCACAGAAATCACCATTGAATGGGAATCTGGCGGAGAAACTGTACACAGCGGTGCCGAGATATGGCGCATGATATTCGACAGCAACCGTCCATGGATACTCACAGCCAATGGTACTATCTTGACTTATGAGAAAAAAGGTATCATCCCCGGCTTGCTGGAGCGTTGGTACAGCGAACGCAAGGACATGCAGGCCAAGAAGAAGCAGGCAACAGACGCTAAAGAAATTGCCTTCTGGGATAAACGACAGCTGGTCAAGAAGATCAACTTGAACAGTTTGTATGGTGCTATTCTCAATCCCGGTTGTAGATTCTTTGACAAACGTATTGGACAGTCGACCACCTTGGCAGGACGCAGCATTGCCAAACACATGGATGCATACATCAATGAATGCATCACCGGCGAATATGATCATGTGGGCAAGGCCATCATCTACGGTGATACAGACTCATGCTATTTCAGTGCATGGTCTGTGTTGGAGAAGGAAGTAAAAGAAGGCCGCATGGAATGGAGCAAAGAAACTGCTATAGCATTGTATGACGGTGTAGCAGACCAAGTGAACGAAAGTTTTCCTGGTTTCATGGAACAAGCATTTCATTGCCCCAGAGACATGGGCGGGTTGATCAAAGCCGGCAGAGAGATGGTGGCAGATCGCACTTTGTTTATCACAAAGAAACGCTATGCTGTGAACATCATTGACTTAGAAGGCAAACGATTGGATGTAAATGGCAAGGCTGGCAAAATCAAAGCCACAGGACTTGATCTCAAAAGATCAGACACTCCCAAAGTGATCCAAGACTTTCTTAGCGAGATATTGCTGGATGTGTTGAGCGGTGCAGATCGTGACACGATTGTTGAGCGTGTGCGTAAGTTCAAGTATGAATTTATGGAACGCCCGGGTTGGGAAAAGGGATCGCCTAAGCGTGTGAACAACTTGACCAAGTATGGCAAGGCGGAAGAACGCGAAGGCAAAGCCAACATGCCCGGTCATGTGCGAGCAGCCATGAACTGGAACACTTTACGCAGGATGAACTCTGACAACTACTCGATGCAGATCGTGGACGGTATGAAGACCATCGTGTGCAAACTCAAAAGCAATGCCTTGGGTTGGACAAGCATAGGCTATCCCACAGACGAGATGCACTTGCCGCAGTGGTTCAAAGATTTGCCGTTTGATGATGGCGGCATGGAAGCCACCGTGGTTGATCAAAAGATTGACAATCTTTTGGGTGTGCTGGCATGGGATCTAAAATCCAGCACCAACACAGAAAACACATTTACCAG